TCCATCTGTTCTTGATTGCTGGAATAAAGAATCGTATGCTTCGATAACTCTATCCCTAAATTGTAGAAAAAAAAAAGACTACCTATTGCTGCACCCAATGGCATAGCTTTCATCTTCTCTGAATCAGTTGCAGTATATTCTTCTATATTATATTTACCAACTTTACTTGTTACAATTGGTCTATAAAGCACATTCATTGCTATATGCATTTTCTGCCAATCAGATGCATTACCATCTAAGTCTACATACTCTCCTAAAGACATTTCATCTAAGTCTGGTATAAATCCATACTGAATACCATTTAGTGTAAACTTGTCTATGTGTGTTGGTGTTTCATTTAACATCTCTGTTAAGATATCTACTATTGCTTCAACACTTGACATCTTTAATTTATAGCTATCAGATAAAGGAATACCACAAAAGATTTCTATCATTTTGGCATTTAAAAAACTACCTTCTTGATTTTCTTCTGCTACCTTTAAGAACTTCTGATATTGCTCTAATGTAATTTCGTTTAAAGATGTTGGTACGTTTATTTCTATATTCATAATTATATAATACTTTTTTGTTAATGTTTTATGAAAAAACCCTTACAATTTTCATAGGCTTTTGTAAGTAGTAAATAGTGATTAGGTTTTGTTGGCTTTGCAATCCTTACTTCTTTTCCAGTTCTGTGGTGTATAAAGCACTCTACAAATGCAATCATCTGTTCATTATTCATTTATCTTATAAAGTATTTACCAGCATTTGGCTTCTTTAGTTGTGAAGAAATTGCATAACGGGCTGCATCAATACAATGATTAAAAGCATCAATTGGTTTGTTTATAGTATTACCTTCTCTGTCTTTCATCCAAGTATAAGACTGCAATTCTTTCATTAAGTTCTTGCTCCTGCTTGTTACAAAGATTTTGTTTTGGTTTATTAGATTGATACCATATACAATTGAATCTTTACCCTTTGTGCAAGGTAGTATCTTATGTCTGTAGCTTTTTAGTTCTGCAATAGATTTAGGCTCTGCACTATCTGCATATATTATCTCTTGTATATTGTTTTGCTTTAATAGATTTGATATGTCTATGTTTAGCAATTTCTTTTGATATATTACCTCATCAAATATATAAGCATCATTGTATTTATATAAAGCTACTAATGTAGTTGGGTCAGCACTATAACCAAAATCCATTCCATAACATAATAACCTTGCTTCTTCCGGTAGTGTTATCTCTTTCCAATCTGGAATACATACACCTTCTAAACTTCCTATTTGACCAAGTCCATATACTTTCCACCAGTTGCTCCAATACTCTGAATCTTTTGCTTTGTCTCTTGCACTCTCTATATCTGCTACAATCGTTTCTGGTAGAGCTTCATTGTCTTTGTATGTTAATGTAATAAAGTCTGCATCATCGTTGCCTACAACTTCTTTATGTGCCCAAAAGTTTGCAGTTGGATTAAAGTCAATCCATATATCTCCAGATGTTCTTATGCTTAATTGTGTGTATGCTTCAAAAGGTACATTGTTTGCTTCGTTTACATACAATACATTTCTTCTTGCTCCTCGTAATTTATCTGGTTGTTCTACACTAAAAAACTCTATGTAACTACCATTTGTAAATGTGTACTTTAAAGAAGACCTATTCCATTGATTATCTCTAAACCTATTGGTTGCTACCATAATCTTTAGAAAGTCTTTCATAGCTCCTCTACGCAAATGTGGTATAGATTCAGATACTACACTTGTTTCAAGCATAGGTGTTCTTATGCATCTATCAATAAGTATAGGTAGTATACCAAATGTTTTACCAGCTGATGTACCACCTTGAATTACTTTCTTTCTTTTGTGTAACTTGTAAAGTTTCTTTATTGCAGTTGTAACTTGAAACACTAATCTAAATCAAATAAAGGTTGTTCTGATGTAATTGATATATCTTTTGTTTCTTTTGGTTTACCAGCATAATAGTTATAAAACATTTGAACGTATTTGAAGTTCCCTTCTTCAACTCCTTTCTCAAGTGCTTTAAATGCTTTTGGCTCTAATGGAGATAATCTCTCTATCATTTGCACTTCTTCTGATTTACTTTTACGACCAGCACCTTCTCTTTTACCTCCTCTTTTACTTTCTGACATTTGAAATAATTTGATTATTCATATAATTATATAATAAAAAAAACCTAACATTTTATTGCTAGGCTTTAAATTTATATTTGTAATCCAATTACTGTTAGTATAATTGATAATGCTACTAAGGATGCTACTAAAAAAAAGGTAATCAATCCAAGTAATGTTGTTGATTTATTCTTCATCTTTATATTTGTCTTTTAGTGTTATAAAGTGATAATCTGTTTTACTTAATTTCAAATCTATTAAGTCTTGCATAACGTGTTCTCTTTTTATACAAGGAGGTGATTTATCAACCAGTTGTTGCAGCTTCTGTATTAGTTTCTTTTTGTACATATCTATTTGTTTTTACGTTCTTTAAGTTTTTTTATTCTCCGTTCAAGGTATCTCTTATAAAGAGCTAAAGTGCTATCAGCTAAACTAAGTGCTAGATAAACTACTACGATGTATAAAACCCATTCTACTACGTTTATTGTTACTACTGTTTCCATATCTATTTATTTTTATAATTTATTCTATCTAATATAAATTCTTCTCCAGCTTTTATTTTTCTGTAATGTTTGGTTGGATAGCCAAATCTTTTTACTTCAACGTAAACATCATATCCTCCAAAAAACTTTTCTCTTAAATACCAATATCCAGTTAATTCTTCCATATCTATTTGTTTTTTAAATTTATATACCAACCACTATTCAGTTCTTTGTTTAATCTATCTTCGCCTTTCTTTGTGAAGAACTCTTTCTCAAACTCTCCAAAGGTATGAAAGTCTTTTAGTTTGTCAATACATTCTTTTACTGTTTCTCCGTTTGTCCAAGTTTCTCTTTCTCCAGATTCGCTTGTAATGTAAAGTTTATATTTTTCCATATCTTACATTAATTTATTATTTAGTTCTTCAATCCATTGTCTTAATCTTCTTTTATTACAAGTGCAAGGCTCACTATACTTATGGTTAAAATACTTTGAATGCAACTTACACATTATCTTAAAATCTTCATTTGACATTGTTGATGCCATTCTTTGTTTAACACCATTCCAGATAATTTTATCTTCTACCATAGTTCAATATCATTTAAGTTTTCTTGTCTTTCTTTACACTTACAATCTGGATAGAGTTTCTTCCATATCCATTTGATACCAGTATAGTATGTTATTCGTTCAATAAGGTTTCCTAGTTTCATTCTTTATTTATTTTATTACTTTTATTATGTTCTTTGCAACTGCTTCAACAACATCAACTGTTACTGCATTACCACACATTTTGTAACGTTGTGTATCACTTATTCTACCACTCTCTCCGTACTCAGTCCAGTTATCTGGAAAGCCTTGTAATCGTTCACATTCAATTGGTGTTAATCTTCTTATTTTGTTATCAAACACAGCTTGATTACAAGCAGTATCTAAAGTTTGTGCAACTCCTTTAATTGCTTCCTCATAACCTCTACTGGTTGCTGATTTTACTAATATTTCATTAGATTTTAAATGTAATGCTGGACTATTATTATCTTTTCTCCATCTAAAACCTTCATCATATCTATAATCTCCTACTTGTAATCTAATATTGTTATGACAAGGGTCGGTCAATGTTGGGGATTCGTTTCTGTATTTTTTATTATAAACATCTATAAATTTATTTCCTCTACCCTTTTCAATAAAAGATTCAACGACTTTTGAGATAGGAAATACTTGTCCTCCACTTCCGTCTCCAAGATATCCGACAAGGTAGATTCTCTCTCTGTTTTGGGGTAGAAACCACTTTGTATTAAGCAATTGCCATTCAAGTCGATAACCCCCAATGTTGGTAAAGGCTTGGATAATTGCCCAAAAGTCCTCGCCATTGTTTGAGGAGAAAGTTCCTTTAACATTTTCCCAGATAAAAAAACGTGGTCTGCACTCATCGATGAGGCGAATTGCTTCGGTAATAAGGGAGCTTCTATCTCCTCCCATCCCTTTACGTTTTCCAGCAAGGCTAAAGTCTTGGCAAGGGCTTCCGAAAGTGATTGCATCGATTCTTGGTAATTGTTCTGCTCGAACATCTGTAACTGACCCGACATATTTTGAATTTTTAAAGTTGTTTTTATAAACGTCTATTGCGTATTTGTCAATTTCTGAAAAGTATGAGTTTACTTCAAACCCAGCTTTCTCAAATCCTAAGTGAAATCCTCCAATTCCACTAAACAAATCCAGATGATTAATTTTCATTTTATTCTTTTAATTTTTCCTTTAATTTATCTTTTACCTTTCTGTATGTATTATACAATGAATGATATGTAATATTTGTTTTCTTTGATAGTTCTGTAATACTGTATTCATCTTGAATAAGGTTGTAAACCTTTCTATCGTACCAATGCAACTTTTGTAGTTCTTCTTCAACAGAATCATTTGCTTCATTAAAATTAATATACTCTCCAGATTCTAAATCTAATACCAAGTCTAATGATATTTTGTTTTGTTTCTTCTGCTTATTCTTCATTTGTAAAAAGGTAGTGCGTAAAGTTAAGTAAATATAATAATAGTTGACTTCATCTCCGTAAGTTATATCTAATCCCTTTTTAAGCATCTTACCAATAACAAGATACATATGAGAAACAATGTCCTCTGCTTCTTCTCTGTTGCATCCAAACTTTAATGTGGTGTTTATCCACTTATTGTGAGATTCAAATATCTTCTCTAACATAGCTTTTGTGTTTGCAACAAAGTAATAAAAATAACTGGAACTTTATAGAATGTTTATATGTTTTTATTAACACTTTTAAAAAGGGTATAGCTACCCTCAGTAAATATAAATATATTTTTATTTAAGTATCTCTCAACGTTTAGGTATGTACACATACTTAAGATTAAATAGTTGCTAAATAAACGTATAGTTATATAATAAAAAAAATATGACATTTTACAAGATTTACATAATTATTTTTACAACTAAGCACAAAGCACATTAAAACGTGCCTTGTACAACTGTTGTAAAACATATACTGCTATTCTATTGTATCAAAATAATGTATTGCTTCTTCTATGGTTGTGAATTTATTTGCCAGCATATCGCCTACTTGTTCCGCAGTAAACGATTTCACAACAACAGGTATAGCAAATTTTTTAACTTGCTCTATTGTCTGTAAAATACTATTGCCCATAAAAGCACTTCCTTTCCAATACTCACTTTTGTAACCTTTATGTTCTTTAAGGCTTTCCTCAATAGCGTATTTTACTTTGTCTAAATCACTTAATTTTAAAAATTCTTCTTTACTCATTGTTTTAGTTTATTTAATTCGTTAAAAATCTTTCCATACCCAACAACGTTGTATTACCAGTGCATACCTTCCATTGATGTACCACATTCTATTACCTCACATTTATCTTTACTTTTCCAATCCCAAGACTTTACTCTAAGATTTACTACCTCATAAATCTCATCTCTTTTATTGTCTGGTATAGTATCTATTAAGAATGCTAAGGCATCTTTTTCTTTGTTTAGTATGATTTGCTTAATAGCTTTTGTTTTGTTCTTTAAACGTTCTAATCTAGCCCTCTCCTTTCTTATTGTTTCTTCCTTCTTGTCATTAAAGTAAATATCATAAATACTTCTAAACCTTGTAAAGCTATCGTAGTACACATCTATCTTTTTTAATGCGTGAAATATACTTGACCTATTTCTTTTAATACCTTTCTCGGCAAACCAGTCTGATATCATTCTATCATTCATTCCATTTACTTCATTTAATACTTTGTATAGTAATGCTCTAAAAGATGCTTTATCATTTAATCGTGAATTATCATATATGTTTAGTTTTGTAATCTCACAAAAATCATTTACTAATTCTTCTGCTGCTTGTCTGTTGTAATTATATCTGCTCATCTATTTGTTCTGCTCCGTTATTAATTAATACTTCATCTGTTACTTGTGTTATTCTTTCTTTGTCTGCTTCGTATGCTAAACATACTTCTTGTATCTTACAAAAATCATTAAAGTCAAACTTGTTTAACACCCAATCAATAAATATTAGTTTATTAGCAATTAGTTTATCTCCCAGCTCTTTCTCATCAACTTCTTCTATCTTATTATAGTAGTTTATCTCTATGTCTTTTAAATCGCTTATAGTACGTCTAATATTGTTTCTTACTCGTTGTCTAAATAAACCTATCTTGTCTGCATCTTCCAGTAAGTGTAAGTTTATAAATGAGCTTATTATTGCTCCACTAATCTTTTCTAATTTCTTTTCTGTTAATTCCATACTTGATAATTATAATTGTGTTCGTTGTAATACTCTTTTGTTTCCTCTATCTTTTTTAAAAGTAATTGTTCAAGATGGTTGTAAATAAAATCTATCTCATCACTTGATGCTTTGTACTGCTCTACTCCTTGCCAAAAGTTAGTTTTTAATACATCTTCTTTTAAGTTTACTTCTATTAAATAATCTTCATTGTCTAATAGCAACTCTACTTCATTTGGTAAAGGATTTATACATTGGTCTGTATTCTTGTACTCTGGCTCTATTGTTTTTAAAATCTTAATTAAGTCCATTTCTTATTCCTTTTAAAGTTTTTATTTCTGCATTGTTTATCTCTATTTTTATCTGCACTTCCAGTATATCTAATTGTCTTTCTATCCACCAATCATCTTTACCTTTAACGTATGCTCTAATCATTTCTAATGTTTCTTCCATTTGTTTTTGTTTTAACTGTTAAATAATATTAATACCATTGATATAAACCATAAGCACATATAAGCTACAATCATAACCATAATAAGTCCAAATAGAAACTCTACGAATCTTGTAAGTATCTTCTTCATAATTATACGTTAAATATTAAGCCTATTAATAATCTACCTACGAAATAGCTTGGTGCTAAAATCAATACTAATGTTTGTAATTTTTTCATCTTGTTATTGTTTTTATATCCAATTCATTTGTAAAAAATAGTGATAAGCAAGAACATAGCTACTAAAATAAAAAAGACTATCTGCCTTATTAAAAGCAATGGTCATACCATCGTGCTTATCTCCTTTTGCATTTACTGTATTGATGTACATTCCTTTATCTTCAAAGATATTTTTTATATCTTCTTTTGTATACATTTCTTTTAATTCCTTAACTGTTTGTAATTTTTTCATCTTGTTTTTGTTTTTAAAGGGAGGTTTTACCCTCCCGTTATTATTTTAATAAAATGTGTGTTTTGAATCTATTTTTACTTTTCCGTTTTCATCAAAAACTTGCTTCAATATAGCAGAGCTTTCCCCGTTTTCAATAGCTAAATTTAATAGATTGATAATGTTTTCTTTTGTGGTGTTAAAGTCATTAACATCTAAAGATATTGTTAATTTAACTTTTGACTTTTGTACTTCTAATTTTTCAGCGTTTAATTTCATAATATTTTTGTTTTAATTATACATCAAATATATAAGAAATTATTTAATTAACAACTATGTTAACAGATTTTAACATTTCTTTAACATTTTAAATAAAAAAAAGAGATACTAATTTGCATCCCTTATTCTTTCTATTTCTCGTTCTAAATAGTCTTTTGCCTTTAATAAGTCTTGTAACTCATCCTTTTTCTTTCCAGCTCTGCAAATATACTTTAGTATGTTGCCTCTGCTAAAATTTAGGTTAAAATCATTTATAACGTCTATTACATCATAGTCTTTGCCATTGTCATAGTGTACTTGTGTGCTTCTCATTTTTCGTATATTAAAGTTAAAATTATTTGAAAGATACCAATGTATAAAACTATATCTTCTTCGTGTATATCTTCATCATCAAAAGGGTAATGTCTAACCCCAAACAGAAAGCCTTTAAAAAACCCAGCTTTAATCTCGTATCTTATTAAATTCATAGTTGTATATTTTAGTGTATAAATCCCAAATAGCTTGGAATGATTCTTGTTTATTAAATTCTTTCCCTTTCATATAGTAGTTGCCTTTTATTCTATTACAATACACTTTAAACATCTTACCAGATACAACTGGATAAATAATAAACCCTTTTTTAAAACAGTACTGCTGGTGCTTGTAATTACAATTTTTTAAAACAATCTTCTTTTTAATCTTTGGCATTTATCTCCTCATATATGTCAATTAGTTCAAGTGCTTTCTCTACTCCCTTTGCTTCACAAAATCTTTTCTGGTCAAATAGTTGAATCCAATATTCCATAATATCTTGCCTATCTCCATTACTAAAGTAGCTATCAACACAACTTTTGTAAGCTATCTTTTCTTGATTGTTACAAAGTTCCTCTGGTAACATAATCTTCTATATTTTCTGTTTGTAAATAGTCATAATATCTTTCTGTTGCAATGTCAAGTTTTTTTTTACCACTATCAATAAAGTTTTCTGAACATTTAAATATACCAACGTCAAGTGTACTTTTATCAACTACAACAAATTCAAAGTCAAATGCTCCAAACAATTCTAAATACAATGCAGCTTGTAAGTCATAAGAAAAGTGATTAGCAGACCTTTCAAAACTTTTTATGTCAGCAGTTGTTTTTAAATCTATTACAACACCATCTTTTAATATATCTGCTTTACCTCTAAATGCTAAATCATTATAGGTATCAATTGCTGGTATTTCAAATCTTGCACCTTCCAGTATGTTCTTTACATCTGTTACACTTCTTACCCTTTCAGATATCTTTTTTGCTTTATGATACTCTGAGTTAGTAAATACATTGTGTGAGCCAAGCTCTTGTACTGCAAGTTTATATTGCTTTGATGCCTTTGTACCTTCTGTAAAAGTTAAGTAGTCTACCTTTTCTGGCTCAAGTACCATAAGGTGTATTAGTTGCCCATCTCTTAATGCTTGTACATTTGTTTGTTTTTCTGTTAATGAACGATAATAAGCATAAGGAGAATCTAAAAGTTTCTTTGATGCTGAACTTGATAATGCATTTACACCTAAGTAACCATAGTAAAATTCATCATCCATCATCTTGCTTAAAATGTCTTTCTTGTCAAATACTTCGTTGTTTAATAGTTTAATTGTTTCCATTTATTTTAGTTTTATTTTTTTTAATATTAAGTGTTCTAATGTGCTAAGAGGAGGAATCCATCCTTTTGCGTTATTATCCCCTCCAAAGCTATTTCCTTTTACTTTTACATCTGCATTCTTTAAGTAGCTTAAAAGTTGTAATCTGTTAAAAACATAAGCAGTTTCAACATTGTCAAGACTTTTTAAGATGTAAACATAGTAAGTTGCTTTTGATGCTATAATACCACTATCCTCATCTTTTCTTGTATTCTGAAATTCAATATAAATATTTACTGGTCTATTATATCTATCAGCATAGTAGTAACCTTTTGAATCATACTTAACCTCATAAGTAACCTCTCTGCCTTTATAATTTGCTTTTATATCCCAATCATAAAATCTTTTGTTTGGTGCTTTCTCTATATCCGTATGTGTGTTTAACAATTCCTTTAACCATAAACTTTCTCCTAAATTACCTTTTAAAAAACTCATATCAATTTAATTTTATATTTTCATAGATGCAATATAACCAAAAAGTTACTTAAAATTCAAAATCGTTATTAACATATTCTGGTAGTATATTATCATTTACTGAAAAACTAAAAGGGTCAAAACTTCTATTTCTACTTCTTTTGCATTCAACAGTAATCCAGCCTTTATTAACTTCATTTTTTTCTAACTTTATTTGTGTCTCTGCTTTCTTTTCTAACGCACTCCCTAAATTTCCAGTTGGCTTATCACTACCAAAGTTTTGATGTATAATTGTTAAAAGATGACATTGCTTTTTTGCAGTCCAAGTCATAATCTTCTGCACAACATAATTTGTTTCTGTCATTGAATTAACATCATTTAATAAATCTGCAACACCATCAATAATAATTAAACCTATTTTATCTTCATTGTATTTATCAAAAAGTATGTATTCAATAAAATTAACCCTTTCATTTGGTGTCATTGCTCTTAATGCATAAGTATGGTAGTTGTCATCAGTTTGCAGCTCATTCATTATTACTGGTCTTCTAAATACTTTCTGACAATGAAACTTACCTTGCTCAGTATCAAAATGAATTATCTTTCTGCCTCGTCTATGCCCTTTAATATTACCAGAGTATTTATTACCTCCACTTTGATATGCTGATACAAGTAAACTGATAAAAAATGACTTACCTACTTTTGGAAATGCTTGTACAAAACTAAAGTTTCCATCTGTGCCAATTGGTATTGGGTATTCTATTTCATTACCTTCAACATCTCTATCAATGTAAGAGCCACAACTAAGTGAAACTGGAGGGTATTTTATTACTTCTGATATATCTACATTTGCTTCTTCTTCAAGCATCTGCATTGCCATTCTATCTGCTTCTTTTTCTTCATTCGTTTTTATTTTCTGCGTCATCTATATATTTCTGTATTTTTGTTTTATAATATTTACCAAGTACATTATCATTTAAGAATTTATCATTTTCTAAAACGTTCTCTGTAAATTGTAACTTAGTTTCATAATAGCTCATCATTGTTCGATTGTAGCAAATATATATAATTTCTCTATAACAATCTTCAATCTTCCATTTTTTACTTTCTTTATTGCTTCCAGTATATTTCATCCAGTTGCTTTCAACGTAATCAACCCTCTTTCTTTTATATCCCTTTAGAGGTGGTCTAGTGCGTTTGTTAAGCAGTATCTTTTTACCAATGTAAACTTGTTCAGTTCGTCTGTTAAGTATTCTGTAAACAAACCCAACTGCATCTGCTGGTAAATCTTCTCTTGATTTTATTCTTTGTCCTTTATAGTTCCACATAGTTAAAAAAAGGGAGGCTTTTACACCTCCCTATAATTTAAAATGGCAAGTCATCTGCTGCAACTGGTGTTGCTTTCTCTGCCTTTGCTTCTGACTTTTGAACAAAAGATTGTAAGTCATCTGATGCATAGTAAATTTTACCATTGGCAACATACCTTTTCTTTTCTCCGTTCTCTCTCTGCTCTTTTGTTTGAGGTATAGTAAAAGATACATTCTGCCCATAGTTACCTTCTTCAAAAATAGAAAAATTTAACTTCAGCTTCTTTAACTCTTTACCATCTTCTCCTTTCTTTGGTACTAATTCTCTTTTAGCATTGTAGGTTAAGATGTTCTCAAAGTATTGAGAAAGTTTTTTAATTGTGTCAAGTTGTAACTCAACGTCTCCTAATAAGTAAGGTTTTTTTGCACTCATAATTTTAATTTTAATTTATAATCCAGTTGTTATTTTATTGTCTATCACTTCTATAATGTGTCTAAAAGTGCTTCTTTCTTGTTCGCCAGTTACATCTACTCCATTAATAAATAATCTGTAATGGTCTTTCTTTGTTTTTCTTAATTGAAAGTCATTCATAAGTTTTAAAATATATTTCAGTTTTTGTATTTGTTGATTCGTTTATAGCACTTACTGTATGTATTTGATATTTCAATAAAAAGTTTGAAAAAGTATCATAAGCAAAGAAATCTAAAGATTTATCTGGGTTGCTAAAAAACTCTATCTCATAAAATATTATATCTTTTTTTTGGTTTGGTATTACTGTTCTAAAAGTAAAAATACCATCTGATATAAATTCAAACTTTAAAGGTGTTTCAAAACCAATTAAATTTATTACATCTGCTTCTGTTGTTAATTCTGTCATAATTTATGTTTATTTAGTTAATAGTTCTTTTACTTCTTTTGATATTCTGTACTTTTCTTCTACTTTAGAAATGTTACCTCCACCTTTTAAGTATGTCTGTACTTTCTTAAATTCAGCAGTACCTTTGTTTAACCAGCTCTTTTCAGTTGTTTTAGCACCTTTTCCGTGTGTGTTACTTGCATCAGCATCTTTTGTATCATCAATCAAAAATAAACCATTTAAGGCATACTTACGTGCATACGATGAACTACTACCAAATGATTGTGCTATGTCCATTCCTTTTCTGTTTGGGTCAATACCAGCTTGTGCTTTAGTATGAACTGAATCTTTACCATCAGATATAAATACTACTGCTTCAACAAACAATACACCACATACTTCTCTTACTTCGTCTGAGATTGTTAATGTACATTTGTGTTTATCTAGTAAAGGTTTAACTGCTTCCAGAATATCTTCACAACTTCTGTAGTTGTATTTACCAAAGTTGTTTCTCTGGTTTTTTGGTGCTTTTAATTCGGCTTGAATCTTTCTTAGTTTTTCCATTTTTATTTATTTAATTAATTATTATTTACAAATATAGTTTTTATTTTTTACACCAACATTAAAACGTTGGTCAACAGTCCATAAAACACATTAAAACGTGTTTTTATCTTAGTGTTAGCCACAATTACTTGCTGTTTAAGTAATCATCAACTATTTTTTGCTCTACTTCTTTGTCAAGATTTCCATACAACCACCCTGCAAAAGCAAGTAACAGTTCACGTTGTTGGCTAACATCGGTTAAAGTTAATTTTTTAACTAAGTCTTGTACTTCTTTTAACTTCTTTGCACCAAATTCAGCACCACAACTTGTTGACCACCATCCATCCTTTCCATTACAACAATCTTGGTCTATGCCTTTTAATATTTCATTTAGTTTATCTATCATAATATTTTTATTTATTCGTTAAAAATCTAACCTTAACCATTTCCGTTACTCTAAAGTTGCATTTAACTTTATTATATTTTTAACTCCATTTGATTCTTTTACTTGGTAGTTAATTAACACATCTGTTATGTTAGGGTCTTGTTCTGTATGCATTTCAATTGTATTTTTTAATGCTTCCCAAAGTGATTCGTTTACTTTCATAATTTAAGTTTCAGCAAATCTAAGTATTAAAAACACATAAAAGTGTTAAAGAAATGTTAAAATTAAAAAAGAGAGCCTTTTTACAAGCTCTCTAATTAAAACAAAAATAAAAGGGAAAAAGAATTGCAAAATGATATACTCAAAGATAAACTTTATTTAAATACTATAAAAAATTAGTTATTAACAGATGTTGCAATTAAATACAATTCCAAAAACCTATATTTATTTTTAATACTATTTACTTGTTTAATTAAATACTTTAGATATCTATTTTTAGGTATGAAGTAATATATAAAAATACTTAAATAGTTACTTAAAAAAATGCGAAGTTATATATTTATTTTTAAATAAAAAAGTGTTTACTTAATTTTTCTTATTTTTTCTAATGTTCTTGCACCAAAGTAACCACCATAAACAAGCATTAGTAAGTTGCCAAGTAAAGATATCCATTGCTGGTCTATTTTAAAGCTATCTAAAGAACTATCTAATATTACATAAGCAAACATACTTAATGTTAAAAAAGCAAGGCTTAATGGTCTTATATTCTTTGTAATATATGATTCTGCTTTGTTGTCTGATTCCCAACGTTTAGTAATCTCTTGCATCTCAATTACATCTTGCTCTAAATCAGCTAACATTGTTTCCTTGTCCTTTACTGGTATATCTTTATCTTCTGTTATAGCTTTTATAACCTCTACTGGATTACCTCCATCAATAGCAGCAACAATAGTTTCTCCTAAAGGTATGTTATTTTTTACAACACCTCTCCAGAGGTTACCAAAGAATGTACCTTTACCTCCGTTTTTTCTTAATTTTGGATTGCTCATTAAAATAAAATATTAATTAAGTGAAATAAACAAGGAAGTATAGTATAAATAAAGTCTTGTACTTCTGGTGTACCTTTACCAAGAAAGTCATCATAAACAACTTCTTTTACAACTGCTGCAAGAACAACAATAGATATTGATGCAAGTGTATTAAACACAAGTAATGATAAAAACAGTATAACACTACCAACAAAGAAGTGTAATAGTTTATCTTTTGGTATTTTATTTAATAAGTCCATATAACGTTTTTTGTTTTATCTAAATCTAAATCAACGTGAATAAATGTATCTGATATTCCTATTCTTGTAAATCCAACTTGAATAAGAGCTTTAACAATCTTAAATCTTGTTTTACTATCTGTTGCCTTTATATCTACTGCTAAGCCTTTAATATGACTTGAACTAGGATTCTTTATTGATAAAGGATGTTCTGGACTTCTGTAAGCTGAGTTAATTATAAAAGGTATACCAGCTATTTCTCTTGCTTCGTCTAATACAAATAAAAACTCTTTACTCATATTAGTTTCAATATCTTTAAAGTATTTACTCATTAATCAAATATGTTTATTAGCTTCCAAACTGCACTACCAATAAAAGTTAATATTGTTACACTTACTGCAATCTTACCAGCAGTTACTTTGTTTTTTACTTCTATTTTATCTACTCTGTTTGATATCTCTCCTACTTCATAAACTAAACCTTTCTTGTCTGTCTTTTCATCGTTCTCTAGTATATCACTTATACGCTGGTTAAATAGCTCTTGTTTATTAAAAAAGTTTGATAAATCAGCAGCTAATCTAAATTGCATTTCTGCCATTGATTTTTGTTCTTCCCTTATTTCTGAAATGATTTCTTTTTGTGTCATTATTCAAAAGGATTTATTCCGTTATTCAATAAAACTTCTGCCCAACTCTCTTGATTATCATAGTAATCAACCTCACACCAACGAGTTTCCATACATTGCGTAGGCATAATTGAACCATACGCAGTTATAACACCCCTATCATCACTCCAGCATATAAACCAAGTTTCATTCATAGGATAACACAATATTATATTTCTTAATTCTTTTAATTCACTCATTTTTTTTATTTATATAGAACCACCATCTGTGATAGTCCAATTAAAGTTATTAATTAAAGATGTTCTAGCAGTTTCTGCTGCTCCACCACTTGTATATTGACTATTTCCAAAATTTATACTAATTGTAGGTGTATAACCACTTCCGTTAGGGTAAGTACCTTGCAAGGTAGATTCCCAACCTATTAAAATAGCATCATAATTTGATGTAGAAAAAGTTGCATTTTTTGCAAAATTATTAAAGTTTGTTACATTTATTATATTCCAATTTGATAAATCTTGGTCAAAATCATAAGCTCTAAAAAAAGTTGAGTCCATATTGGTAACACTACTAACATTCCAAGAAGATACATCCTCGTTGAAATTATGATTTGACTTAAACATTTGAGAAATATTTGTAGCAGAACTCATATCCCAATTATCCAACCCTTGAACTGAAACCGTTTGAGAAGATACACCAAATAAACTAAACATAGCAGTGAAATTAACTCCACTACTAACATCCCAATTTGATAAATTTTGAGAAAAAGAAACACATCCAGAAAACATACTAGTAAAGTCAGTAACATTTCCGACATTCCAAGAGGATATATTGCTATTAAAAGATGAGCAATTTATAAAACAATTTTTCATTGCGATAACGTTACTTACATCCCAACTACTTAAATCTCCTATAAAATTAGTGCAATTTTGAAACGCTTGTGAAATATTTGTAACATTTGATATATCTGGATTATCAATAAAAGTACCAGTCAAATTTGTAGCACCACCAAAAGCTCTTGAAAAATTACTTTCCCAAGAAACAACTCCAAACTGCTTTATATCTAGTAATTTACTAGCGTCAGAATAATAATTAAAATAAATTCTCGGAAAAGTTCCACTTATTAAAACATCATAATCACCAGCATTTGCAAAAGTTATTGTATGGTTTCCAGTTAATCCAGTAAAAGTTTGACCATCAGATGTAACTATATTGTAGTTATAACCACCACCAGTAGTTGGTATTGTGATTGTTTCATTTACGGATGTAGTTCTCCAAGTAGTGATAAAAGATGTACCATCTAAACCACCACCTTGTGCAAAATCATAATAAATACCTCCCCAGCCATTCTCTACTGGACTACCCCACCAACTAACTGGATAAATTTCGTTTGCCATTGTCTCTTTGTTTTTTTGTTAGATACTTTTTTAACTTAACAACATTTGTTTTTTTTGGTCTATACATTCCTTTCATTATAGCACCCAATTACTTGAATTTACATCTTTGTCTGGATATACATCAGAATCTGTATTGCTTGTGTATTCTGGAAATAAAGTGCTATTAAAACAAATGTAATCTACAAACCTTCTTGTGTAATACTCTGCAAAGTCTCTCTGTTTTTGTACTAAGAAATCAACTTCGTCTTTTGTTGCACTTTCAGCATTTTCTGATGTGTGTTTAAATACACCACCATTCTTTACTTGATATGCTGCAAATGGTAAATAGTCTACCATAGCATAATGAATCAACATAGGTTGTATGTAATCTGTAACTAAGTCTAAATAATTACCAGTTAAACTATCTGCAATAATATCTGCTGATATTTTATCATACAACTTACTTCCTAAATAGTTTTGTATGTGTATCTCTTGTGCAATCTTAACAAATTGTATAAATTTATCTGTATCAACGTTTCCATCAACAATACTATTCTTTACTAAATCTGTTCTACTTATAAATAATGCAGTTGCCATCTATTATC